CATATAACTTTTCAGCGGCATCTTCAAAACTTGGTCTATCATCAAAAATATATGGTGTTGGAACTGAACCTTGTAATGAGCGATTAGAAGGCCATATTGGTTTTGTCCAACTACCGTGAGTAAGTCGTGGATTATCTTTCCACTTCTTTGCATCGTGTAAAGAATGTATATCTGTATAATCTTCTGCTGTCAATAATTTACCATCAAGTCTAAATCCACATTGATCTTGCATTCCACCAGTAACATTTACTGTCATTGGAGTACCCCCCATTACTGATTCTGCTGTTCCTAGTCCAAATCCTTCGTTGGAAGCCAGATTAATAGTAACATCTGCAAAATTATATAAATAATTTAAACATTCTGGAGTTAGTTTTTCCGTTGAAAATTTAACATTTTTTCCAGGTGCTACTGCATCTGCTACCGCCATCAAGTCAGTTCCATTTTCATCAATTGGATTTGTATGCATTAACAATAAACATTTATTTCTTTTTTCTTCTGGAAGCATATCTACAAATGTACTAAATGATAGTATTACATCACCTGGTAATTTTCTACGAATATTTCTAGCGTTAAAAAATACTACAAATTCAAAATCTTCAACTGGATGTTTACTTTCTTTCATAAAATTTTGATAACCTTTGTCATCTCTAGGTAAAGGTTTAAAAACATCTTGATTTATTCCATGTGGAACATAAGTTACTTGCCAATCTTCAGGTGGTTCTTGGTGCCAAACATTATTAACAATATTTACAGTTTGTTTAGATATATTCATAATCAAATCACACGATTCATAATATGGTTCATTCCACATTGGATAAGGTAAATCATCCCATATATTATAATAAAAAATCGGTATCTGTGACCGAATTTCATGCTCCATAGAATATAACCAAGTCCAAAATCTTGGATCTGTATAGTGTAGAATTGCGTCTGGTTTTTCTTTTCGCATTACTGCTCTCAACAACTCTTGGTCTCCATATCCGTCACATGGATAAATCATCAAATATGGATCTTCAATTTCAGGACTTACTTGTCTTATATCATCCCGCATATCAAACACTTTACCTGTTTCTGGATGTTTAATAGCTCCACCTATCTGTACCCAATCATAATGACTAACAGTACCTAAAACAAATTCTTTCGAAACACAACCTACTCCTGATGACATTCTTAAATCATCAGATAAAAGTAAAATTTTCTTCTTTTTCTTCATATCATACTTCCTGAATGTTCCAATTCTTGATATTCATCAATTTTCTTTTTAAACTCTCCATCCGTTGTATATAAATCCAATGATCTATTAACAAGTTTTTGAAGAGTAAACTCATCTTCTAAACAAAACCTTTTAAATCTCTTATGAAGGCTTGTTAGAATCTTTACTGATGTTAATTTTAAATCTTCGTTCATAACATAATCTCTTATTCCATATATACATATATATAATAAATATATACTTAATTTATAATAATAACCTTTTTATTAAAGTTTTCTGCGTGATTTAGTGTATTACGAGTTCCATTTGATTCAACTCCCTCTGGTATAAAACCTACAACCATATCACTATAATTTGCTATCTCTTTATTCCTTTTAAAGTAATTCCATACTGCATATGGTTTACCATAATTAAATGCTTCCCTGATACAAAATTGGTTATGTGGAAAATGTGCTGGTGGAAATTCAACATATCTTAAATCCAACTCCATTGATACCTGTTTAGCAAATTTATCTGCTCCATATTTACATCCACCACTAACAATTTCCAATTTATCACCAAACTGTTCTTTACATTGAAAAATAAATTCTTTTATTTTTAGTTTATTATCGTACTTACGACTACCTACTATCGCCACTTTCATTATAATTATGGTCTGTCCTTTTTTGTATTTTTTTAGGTTTGGGTCCAGTTGTAAAACTTAAAATTTCATCAAAATGTTTAATACCGTCCACTATTTTAGATTTATCAATATAAGAATATGAAAATCTACTATTATAGCCTGTTTTATTCTCATAAGTATATGGGATTATATCAAACCAAATAAAATCCTTTGGTGAATTTACGAAAGATGTTCTAATAACCGTTCTAAAATGTTGTCTAGATTCCCAATTTTTAATAAACTCCTTTAACTGTCCCAAATCTTTCTTATCGTCAGTATCATACCACAAATATAAAGTTATGGGTGCCAAACTTTTTTTATATATTTTTTCTAACTGTTCTATATTAGTATTTAAATTTTCTATAAAATCTGGTAAATAAAACCTTAAAGTTACTCTCATTCTATTCATTATTTTATCCCTTCATCGCAATACTCAGTTTGATTGAATTCACAAAATCTACAAGTTTTTTTACTTGCATTTTTTAAATAATCTTTATGTTTATGAGTATTCCCCTCAAATCCATCTTCCAAAAAATTACTTAAATTATTTAAAACTTTATTAATAGATGGAGTCCCATTTGCTGGTATAAAAGACTGTACCCTTTTCTGAGGCCATTCTACTTTTTCATATAACTTTCTTTTAACTATAAAATATTCTACATTAATTTTATCCATTGGTATATCAAACTGTTTTGAATAAAACTGTTTATACAACAACAATTGATCTGTTTTGTTCTTATCTGCTTTAGCCCACTTATTCCAACCCATTGTAGAAGTCTTAATATCTATAATTTTAATTTTCTGATTTATCGTATTTTCAAGTACCAAATCTATAAATCCTCTAAAACCTACTTGATCTGTAAGTGGACAATCCAATTCAGTTTCAATACCTTTTAAAACCCATCCCTTTTTAGAAAAATAATCTCCACGCCGTTTCTTTAAAAAATCTAAAATTGCACACCCATCTTGCCAAAACTCTGTTAATTGATCAGGTGTAGTAAAGTGCTCTGACCCTTCTACCTTCATAAGTTCAGAATATAACTTTTTCATTTTAGCCAACAACATAGTATTCAAATCTAATTCATTAGCCGCTTTAGCTGATACTTCATAAATAGTCTTAACCCAAAACTGCATAACTTCATGCATAGATGTACCAAATAAAGTATGAATATTATCAGTAAAGGTAGACATTCTATCAATGTAATTTAATTTCCATCTATGAGGACATTGAGACCACATAGAATATTGAGAATAACTAACTTTTAATTTGTCTGACAAACTATTTTCCCCATTTTCCATTTTTTACGATTGTTGCCATAATACCATAGTTGGATACATCAAGAAATGCATCTTCCATAGGTTCACCATTTACTACTGATTCTCTACCACCCATCAATAAGGTTTTCAATCTTTGAATCTTATCATTCATTCTAAACCATAACCCAGTAAGAGAAAGTTTTACTTCTTCATCAGTTTTTAACTGAGAACCTACCGAAATATTTCCTGGTCCATAATCATGTTGCTTGTGTAAAAATAATTCGTATTGTACTCGTTGTAAACGACGAAACTCCGCTGTCATTTGGGGCCATTCTTCTTCCATCAAAGTAACAACTGACTTATCACCATTAGCATTACCATACGCTTCTTCTAACGACATACCTTTTTTTGTACTTGACTCTTTAATAACTTTCATTTTATAATCCCATTTGTTTTAATTCTTTATTGGCATAACCATACTTTGAAACTAACTCTCTAATTTGTTTTTTTGATAATAGATTTAAATAATCTTCTGATTCTGATTTACTAATTTCGAAATATTCAGAGACTTTCTGAATGACTTGTGTATTATAAATAGTCCCTTTTTTCTTCTTAATATATTTTAAATACTGCTTACCCCTCGGTAATATACTGGAATATACAACATAAAGTTGATATGAGTCAAGCTTTAATTTCTGTATTTCATTTACAAAATCTGTCCACTCCATTTTCATAGAGAGAAAACGATTAATCATATAATTAGACCATTGTTTCTTCTCTCTATCGTTTAGAGAATCCCAATACCCTTTGGTCTGTTTTGACGTAATATGATTTATGTGATCAAATAGTGATTTTAATTTCATGAATTGAAACCTTTTAAATAAATAGTTTAAAAATCTTCAAACCCATCCAAAAACTTTTCATACCAATCAATTAATGAAGATAACGGCAAAAATCTTTATTGTCAATATAGAATTGCTGAAGTTCTTTCCAGTTTTCAATATTTTTATAATTCTCTTCGGTGTTGATTTTTACACCTGAAAAGAATCCAAATAAATCTTCATAAAACAACACTCTTGCATTTCTATGACTTTTTAAATGACCTATGAATTTTACTGATGTTTCTTTTATTCCTTTAATATCTTTTTTTATATCTTCAATATCAATCTTACCCACTTTAATTTCATTATACTCTTCTTTTTCTTTTTGTGTAAAAGTTTCAACATTAAAATCCACTGATCTCCATTTCCCTGTTTTCTTTGCCAGATATAACGATATTACTTGTTTAAATACATTTCTTCTTGATAAAAAGAAAAGTAAATCGTGATAATCTATAACCTCAGTACTACAT